TCTATATCAACTGGTGGTGCAGCTATGAAAGCTATGATAAATGCTGTTGCAGCGGTTAATAGTGCAGGGATCATAAGAACACCAAACCAACCGACATAGATTCGGTTGTTGGTACTCGTAGTCCAGTCACAGAAACGCTGCCAGTTGTCAAATGGTTTTGTTAGTGTGGCTGTAGTCATTTATAAAAAGGGTTTAAAAAATACCTGGGATGATTTGCCCAGTAGTGACGTATGCTCCTATTGCAGCAATGAATCCAACCATGGCTAGTTGACCATTAGTTCTTTCAGCTTGCTCCATAAGAAAGTTCTGTTCGTTTTCGTTCATTAATATTGGGGGTGTTTCTTTTGCAAAAATATTTTGCTTACCGTATTCGGTAATTGTAGTCATTAGATTAAAAGATAGGTGAACGGCGATGATGAACTGTCAGGTCGCCATGACTACCTACTTAAATGCGTCTTTAATAATCTTATTTTTCTTTTTCTTTTTTGTAATATCTAAATTTTTATTAGCCCAATTCAAAAGGAAATTAGATTTAACATCTTTGTTATTATTAGTCATAATTAAAAAGCAATGTCTGATCTATCTAGTTTGGCAATTAAGTCTTGTCTATAAGCTGGGTCATTATCATATCTTGAGTCACTCATTGCAGCGACTACCTCAGCTTGACTTCTGAATACATCTTTTGAGTTATTAGGTGCTTTACCACTTAACATTCTACCTTCATAACCATTAGCATTTTCATATCCAGCTTTTAAACCAGCAACTGCTAATTTAATAGCTTGTACATTACCACTTTCAATAAGACTATCGAAAGCAGATACTTGTTGTTGATCTAAATTATCAGCAGCCCATTGTGTAATTTTACTATACTCAGCTTCACCACCAACAGAATTTTGTATGGTATTAATATCAGCTTGAGATACATCAACAGCTTGAGTTTGTGGTTGAGGATTAGCTTGTTGTAATTCTAAGTATGCATTAACAAGATCCTGACTACTCATACTAGAAAACTTTTCAATAGTTTCAGAAGATAACTTGTTATCATTAGCATAATACTCAGCTGATGCTTCATTGATTAATGAAACTGCTGGAGAATCTTCCTTAGTTTCTTTTGTTTCTTCAGACGTTTCTTCTCCGTCAACAGCCTCGGTGTCCCCAGTTGTTTCGCCAGTTTCATCACCTTTCTCTCCAAGCTTTTTTTGAAGTTCAACATAAGCTTTTTCTAAATCTTGAGCATTTTTATATTTACCTGCAAGTAATTCAGCTTGCTCTTCTTGCATCTTCTCACCAATTACTAGTGAGTCTTGTTCATCTGCATTTAAATTATCTGATGTGGTAATGGTATCAGTACCAGCATCATATGTCATTGTCTCTGCCATATTTATTCAGTAGGTGGTTCTTCTTGTGGAATTAATTGTGGATTTTTAGATGGATCAATCATAGGAGAACTTGCTAATTGACCAGCTTGTTCAACTAATGCTTGTTGTTGAGCTTGTTGTTGAGCTTCTTGTTGCTCTTGTTGTAACTGTTGTTCAGACTTAACAAGATTCAATACATCTATACCTTGTGCAGCAGCTAATCGTTTGATAGCTTCTGAAGGATTGATGAATTGCATCAGTGCTTCTGGTCCTAATGTCTGAGCAATGGTAGTAATGAAAGCTGTAAGACTTTCTCTATCCTGACCACGACCTAATGCATTAACTCCAGCTACGATCTGTGGACGTACCAAATCTTTAGGTATGTTTGGTATTTCTTTAGACCTTTGAAGTATTAATAATGTTCTATTTAAATAAGGTACAAGGAATTCAATCGTGAGTAGTGAGAACAGACCACCTAATTGTTGTTCCAATTCAAGTTGAGTAAGTCTCACTTCCTCTGCAGTAGTACGTTCACTTTGTCTTACATTTAAAACAAGGAAAGCATCACTGATTCTTTTATCTAAAGTTTGAGCCATCTGTGCAGCTGTACTAAAGTCAGCAGTTTTACCGACTTGAATTACAGCTACATCCTCTGGTCTACCTTGTACGATTGCTCCATTACCAGCCTTTGCAATTGTTGCTGGCTTAGTTGTAGAGCTAGGTGACACAAGGAATACCACTTTAGCAGCTGCCGCTGAACCTTCAACTAAAGCTTGGGACAGTCCTTCAAGTGATTTCAAATCGCCTAAGAATTCTTCAACTCTACCACGACCATAGTCTTCACCATCAACTGTATTAAATCTGAGTACCAACCAAGGACTAGCTTTCTTTGGTGCTGTACTACGGCTGTTAGGAAGTATTTTATCCAATGCTTCCTGATGCCAGATCCAGCGTCCACTCTTATTATCTAGTCTGACATGGGTATACACCTCAACGTCATCGTTGTTAGAGCCTACTGATTCATCCACTACAGTAAGTGGATCAGGTTTAGGCAGCTCTATACCTAGTACCTTTCTACTAATAATTTCTTTTGTTACTATTTCTAGTACGTTACCATTACCATCTCTGTTGACTACATATCTATTTAATGGGAAGTTTTTTAAACCATCTTTACCCATAAATATTAAAGCATTACCACCTACAATAAGATGTTTTAATGCTTGATGTACTACAACTCTATCACTTGATGCAGCTATATAATCCATGACCATACGCTCCATCTTAGAGAAGGAAAGATCTAATTCACTTCTAATCTCAGGTGGTATATCTTCTCCTAACTTATCATCTCTAACTTGTAATTTAAAGAAGGTAGTTTGAGGCGGAAGTAACGCTAACATTAACTTAGCTGCTAACGTTACTACTGCTTTAGATCCGCAACTTTGCCACGGAGTTATAAGTCTTTTATGATTAGGATGTGATGTTAAATCTCTTTCAATAAGGTAAGGCAACGTGAGTTCGGAACAAGTAACAGCAGTATCTAAAAATTGAGATCTACCATTAGTTAATTGTCCATATCTTTCACGTGCGGTCATACGTTTAACCCTCCTGATGGGGTATTTGTACCTGTATTAACTGTCTTTTTCAAAGGTATTCGTAGCGCACCTGTACCTCTAGCGTTTGGATTTAGATCTTTTTTGCTACGTGCTCTTTGTACACTTGGGTTTTCCCCAGTCTCTAAAGGTTTTGGATCTGGTACTGGTTCTGCTGGTGGAGCTGGTGGTGGTGGTGGGGGTGCTAATTTAGGTGCTGGTGGCGGTGCTGGTTGTCTAGCTTGAAATGGACCTACACACATTAGATTTCATCCTCCATAATTGAGTTTATATATTCTATGACACTGGCTTGACCAGATCTATACATAATTGATTCGATTGATTCTTTAGGATGTACTGGTTTCCATCCAAAGTTTTCCTCAAGTCTTGTTAGTAGCTTATCTAACCTATCGTTATGAAGCTTAAGAGTATTGAGGGAGATTTGTGTTTGCATGTTCAAAAAAGGCAGGCATCCTAGCTCGCTGTGTCTCAGAAAATTCAGGTGCTTTACCTTCATACATTAACCGATCACTAGCATCGAGCCAGAATTTTTTGTCCAAATATTTATCGTAGGTATTTCTACCTAGAGGTTGGAATATCCAGTTAATTGTGGCCTTCCTAAGTTTGTCCAGAGAATTACTCCACCGTAAACCCATATCAGCGCATACGAGAGAATTACAGGCAACATGAATTTGCTCGTCTCTGGAGATATCTGCCGAGGTCGTCCTAAGACCAGCATCACCACAGAACCTAAAAAAAGGTAGGATAACAAAGAAGATTGCACGTTCTGCTACTAAAGCTTTTAATATTGTATGGTCAGGGTGAGCCTCCCAAGCATCTCTCAGCTTAAGAGCCTCATATTCTGACTGTGAATCAACACCCAAGGCATTTGTTATGTAACCAAGGGCTTGATCATGTTTAATTTCATCTTTGACATTTGATTCTAAAAGTACTCGTGCAGAGTCGGGAACACCCTTCTCAAGTGCTTCTGTAACAAATTCGCCAACTGGTAGCTCCATATGCCGTATTGCAAGGGCACGGAAGATGGTCTCTTCTGCTCCATCTTTAAGCTTACCAGCTGTGGTCTGGACTGGTGTCCAAGTTCTCTTTCTATTGAGTAATTTAACATAAGGGTCTTTCATTATTCTTGACAATCGCAGGGTAATTCATCTTTTTGTAAAATGCCCTGTAAGTAATCGTTAACGTCATCATCACCTAATGCAGCATAAGCACTAGTTTTATCTTGTACGTCAGCCATTACTTGAAGGCTGTAATAAAGGGAGGTTTGAGGTGAAAGTAACCACTCTTCGACAAACTGACGATTGTATTCTACAACATCACTCCAAGAGTTAAAGCTGTAGCCATGAAGAAGTCCCGTATTATTTAATAGTGTCACGATTCCGTCAGCTACGCTTGTATATGCGTCCCAACCGACTTCGCTGGCGATCTCTACATCACCATAATCATAATGTTCTACTCCAAAAGTACCGCTGTCTCTGTCCACAGAACGGGCTATAGGAGGTGCAATTTCAGGTGTAGATGTGAATCCATCTAAGTCCTTGCTTCTGTACGAGCAAGAGGCAGTAGGAGCTATTGCAAAGGCTCTTACCATGTTATGTTCACGTGCTATTTCAGCAGCTAGTTCAATACCTTTTTCTAATTGTTGAGCAATAGCATCAGCTACTGTCTCAACTATCTCACCATTAATCCGTTTAGATAATGCTACACCGAATTGCTTATAAGTTACCTTATATTTTCTTAGTAGATTAGCTAGACCAAGCATACCTAAGCCAACTTGGCGGTCGATATCAGCTGGCAAGTATTCTCCAGTTGCTCCAACACCTGTCCTACTATGGAGCTCGCACAATTCGAGCATACCTTCAGTGAAACCCGTTGCGATGTCATCGATTGTACAGGCTGAGAGATTGACATGCTGTAACAAGCATGTTCCTCGTGAGGGCAGGTAAACCTCAAGACACACGTTCCCGTAGATACGTTTTCCATGTTCATATTTTATTTTGTTAAGCCAAATGTCTCCTGATTTGATTCCGTGAAGGATGGCGTCTTTAACTCTGGCATCTGTGGAGTTCCAGAGCCCTCCATCAAGATCGACGCATCTTTTAATCCAGGGAGCCTCGGAACGGGAAAGCTGCACGAACTCAAGAATATCGGGGTGATTAATGTCCATATGAACCACAATCGCACCGTTCTTGTACACCCCGCCTCTGCGTAATGTTTCATTTAAAGTAGAATAAATTTTAGCGAAAGAGACTGGACCACTAGCAGTTAAGCCTCTTCCATTTTCGTGTCCTTTTGGACGTAATTTAGATAGATGTATTGCGCATCCTGCCCCATGTCTTAGTGCATGTGAAGCGAATCTCCAGCTAGCCTCTATACCTTCTGGACCCTCCATAGAGTCCTCAACGACAAATACAGTGCAACTCACTGGAAGTCTTGATTCTGGGTTATCCAACCATGATTGGACCCGACCAGTGCGGGAGATAAGTTCTGTGGTCATTTCAAACTAAGTCTGTTAGAGTTGGTGGTTGATAGTTTTTGCTCTTTAATACTTTACCGTCTTCTCTATATGTAGGTTTTCCATCCTCATCTAGTTTAGACATATTACTTTTATGGACCCGATGTAGAGCTTCATCTAAGTCCCAATTCATGTTTACTGCGTATTGATAACATACATATACAAGATCAGATAATTCTTTTAAAGCTTCTTCATGAAACACAGAGTTATTTCTGAATAACATTCCTTCAGCTTCTAAGAATTCTTTAAACTCCTCAACGATCAAACTCTTCTGCATATTCCTTGATTTGAGTGTCTGTGAGTTCTTTACGTTGAATGAGTTCCTGAACTCTTTGGCTTGTTCTAAATTCGACTTCATTGTTTAAGTAGTGGATGGCTTTTTCTAAATCTTCAATATCATCAAACTTGTGACCAGCTCTGCATACATATTTTATTACGTTACCTAAATGGAAATTTAATCCCTGGTCACGTACAAAATCCCAGGGTTGGATAGATCCACGCCTATAATATCCTGGGCCATGGTCATTGGTGGTTTCGGCCATTTTTTTAATAAATTAGTTATGGAATTAGTCAATACAAAGTTTTGTTTTTGTAATGCTAAGAATACCGTTGTAATATCTTTTATATCAGTTTTAGGATCATTTAAACCTATTTCAAGCTGTCTTAACTTTAGGTCTTGCTCTATCGTTAATTCTGTAATCGGGGGTGGGGGACCATAAGATTGGTTCTTTTTTTGTGAAGTCATAATCATCAGCAGTTAGGATACGTGCAAGTCTTGCATTAATTAAAGCATCATACTCGTTTAAATCCTTATCTTCAAATGCTTTGATGACAGTTTTCCAACTGTAACCGTGCTCATCAAATAAGGAAGTAGCTCGTTTAACACCTATTCCTGGTACTCCAGAATATCCATCAGTCTGATCCCCTGCAAGAGCTTGAATTAAGTGCCATTTAGCACCCTCTTCTTTACTGACTGTGAATACTTCATCGAAGTTATATAATTTACCAGGTATTTGTCTCATATCTTTATCAGGAGATACAATACAATTACCAGGAAATTTTGTAGCATAAATGCCCATGGCATCATCTGCCTCAAGAGT